GTGCTGCTGGCGAGCCTTGAGGACGGCGAGGCGGCGGTGCTGCTGGGCTGGGGCTATCAGGCCCATGCGGCGCAGCTGCCGCCGGATGGGGCATGGCGCATCTGGCTGTTCCTGGGCGGGCGCGGCGCGGGAAAAACACGCGCCGGCGCCGAATGGATCGCCGATGGCGTGGCCGGCGGCGCGATGCATCGCATCGGGCTGATCGGCGCGACCATGCGCGACGCGCGCGCGGTGATGGTGGAAGGGGAATCGGGATTGCTGAACATGGCCGATGGCCTGGACTTCCAGCCGTCCAACGGGCGACTGCTGTTCCCCGGGGGCGCGGTGGCGACGCTGTTGTCGGCCGAGGAGCCCGACAGTTTTCGCGGGCACCAGTTCGACACGCTGTGGGGCGACGAGTTCGCCAAATGGCGCGACGCGCAGGCCGCGCTGGACATGGCGCAGATGACGTTGCGGCTGGGCGAGGCGCCGCGCATGCTGCTGACCACCACGCCGCGCAATATCGCGGTGCTGAAGGATCTGCTGGCGATGCCGGGCGTGGCGGTGACGCGGGCCCGCACCGCCGACAATCATGCGCTGCCGCCGGGCTTTCATCTGGCGATGCAGGCGCGCTATGGCGCGTCGGCTTTGGGGCGCCAGGAACTGGACGGCGAATTGATCGACGACATGCCGGGCGCGCTGTGGCAGCGCGGTTGGATCGAAGCGTCGCGCCTGCGCGCCGCGCCCGCGCTGGATCACGTCGTGGTGGCGGTCGATCCGCCCGCCTCCAGCCATGGCGACGAATGCGGCATCGTGGTGGCGGGGCGGTCCGAAGAACAGGGCTATGTGCTGGCGGACTACAGTGCGGGCGATCTGACGCCGGCGGGCTGGGCGGCGCGGGTGATGCAGGCCTATGCGGATTTCGAGGCCGACATGATCGTCGCCGAATGCAACCAGGGCGGCGAGATGGTGCAAAGCGTGCTGCGGCAGGCCGACGCGCACGCGCCGGTGAAGCTGGTGCATGCCTCGCGCGGCAAGATCACCCGCGCCCAGCCGGCGGCGGCGCTGTACGAGGCGGGCCGGGTGCATCACATGGGATTGTTCGCCGCGCTGGAAGACCAGATGTGCCATTACGACGGCCGCAAGTCCGGCAAAAGCCCCGACCGCATGGACGCGCTGGTCTGGGCGCTGGCCGAACTGTTCGAAGGCAAGCGCGCCAGGCCGCGCATTCGCAAACTGTGAGATCATCCATGTTCGAATTCTTCAGAAAGCCGGCGCTCGAGAAAAAGAGCGGTGGCGTACCGATGATCGCGCTCTCGCTGCAGGGCCGCGCCCGCTGGGGCGGGCGCGACGCCGCCAGCCTGGCGCGCATCGGGGTGATGCAGAACGCCATCGCCTATGCCTGTGTGCGCAAGATCGCGGGCGCGGCGGCCAGCGTGCCTTGGCTGCTGTATGACGGCGCCGACGAGCTGGAAAGCCATCCGCTGCTGACCCTGCTGGCGCGCCCCAATGCCGACGAGGATGGCGCGGCCCTGTTCGAGCGCTGGTATGCCTTCCTGCAATCGGCCGGCAACGCCTATCTGGAAAGCGTTGCGCTGGACGGGACGCCGCGCGAACTGCATGTGCTGCGGCCCGACCGCGTGTCGGTTGTCGCCGGGGCGCGGGGCTGGCCGGTGGCGTATGACTACCGCGTGGACGGCCAGGTGACGCGGATCGCGCGCGCGGGCGACGGCTTCCTGCCGGTGCTGCATGGCACGCTGTTCCATCCGCTGGACGATTATTACGGCCTGTCGCCGCTGGAGGTCGCCGCCGCCGCCATCGAGGTGCACAATGCGGGCGCGGCCTGGACCAAGGCGCTGCTGGACAACGCCGCCCGGCCATCGGGCGCACTTATATATAAGGGGCCGGACGGATCGGGCCTGAGCGACGAGCAGTTCGCCCGGCTGAAACGCGAACTGGAAGACGCCTATCAGGGCGCGGCCAATGCCGGCCGGCCGATGGTGCTGGAAGGCGGACTGGACTGGAAGGCGATGGGCTACAACCCCGCCGACATGGATTTCGCCGAGACCCGCAGCGTGGCGGCGCGCGAGATCGCGCTGGCCTTCGGGGTGCCGCCCATGCTGCTGGGCATTCCCGGCGACAACACCTATGCCAATTATGCCGAGGCCAATCTCACTTTCTGGCGCCAGACCGTGCTGCCGCTGGTGGCGCGCACGGCGGGCGCGCTGACCCGCTGGCTGTGCCCGCGCTTCGGCGAGGCCTTGCGCATCGGTTATGACGCGGACGCGGTGGAGGCGCTGGCCGAAGTGCGTCAGGCGTTGTGGGCCAAGCTGGACTCGGCTTCCTTCCTGACGGTGAACGAGAAGCGCGCCGCGGCGGGCTATGGCCCGCTGGAGGGTGGCGACGCGCTGTAAGCCATGGCATCGTCACCGCCATGGATCACAAGCTGGATCTGGTGCCGGGGCGGGGTTGCGGCGACTGCGCGGTGTGCTGCACCGTGATGGCGATCGACAAGCCCGACATCCAGAAGGAAGCGGGCATCACCTGCCGCTACTGCAAGGGCGGCTGCACCATCTATGACGCGCGGCCCGCGCTGTGCCGCGACTATCATTGCGGTTGGCGGCAATTGCCGATCCTGGACGACAGTTGGCGGCCCGACCGTTCCGGCGTCTATGCCGAGGTGGAAGAGACGGACCGGGGCACCGGTCTCAGCCTGACCCTGGTGGGCAATCCGCTGAAGACGGTGCGCCAGACCTGGTTCATCGACTTCGTCGCCTGGGCGGTGACGCATGACGTGCTGGTGTCGCTGGGGCTGCCCGGCCCGCCGGGGCATCAGGGCGCGGCGCTGCCGTTGAACACCGCGGAGATGGACGCCGCGGCGCGGACATCGCGGACCCAAGTGAAAGAGATATTGGAACTGGAACTGAAAAGGTTGCAGGCGCACGACTTCGCGCCGCGCCTCATCGTCAACACGGGACACGATTTCGGCGCGCCATGACGGTCATCGACACATTCCGATCCTCTTCGGGACCGGAGAGGAAATTTCCAGCCGCCCTTGTGGCGGCTTTTTTGTTGCAGACGGCGGGTGCGCTGTTCTGGGCCGGCAGCGCGGCGGAACGCATCGCCGACCTGGAACGCACCGCCGCCCGCGATCAGGCCGCGATCGAGAAGGTCGCGGTGCTGGAAGAACAAGTGAAGTCCATCCGCGAAAGCCTGGACCGGATCGAGACCAAGCTTGATCAGGACAAACACTAACAGTCATCCCCGGCGAGCCGCGAAGCGGCGAGGGAAGGGGATCCAGGTGGATCGGTTGAGCACGATCTTTCCAACTGGATTCCCGTCCCCTCGCGCCTGACGGCGCTCGGCCGGGAATGACACAAGAGATTCGAATGACAGTGCAGATCGTTCATGCGCGCCGTCCCCTGGCGCGCAAATCCACGCGTGCGGGCCTGACGCCGCTCGGCCCCGACCAGTTCGAAGGCTATGCCAGCCTGTTCAACGTGGCGGATGGCGCGGGCGACGTGGTGGCGCCGGGCGCCTTCGCCGCGAGTTTGCGGCGGCGCGGGCCGTCCCAGGTGCGTCTTCTGTACCAGCATTTCAGCCATGCCCCGATCGGGGTGTGGGAGGAAATCGCCGAGGACAGTCGCGGCCTGTATGTGCGCGGCCGCCTGGTGCCCGAGGTCGAGCAGGCGCGCGATATCCGCGCGCTTCTGGCGGAAGGGGCGATCAACGGGCTTTCCATCGGTTTCCGCACCGTGCGCGCCAGACGCGGGGCGCAACGGAATACGCGCACCTTGCTGGAGGTCGAGTTGTGGGAAATCTCGGTCGTGACCTTTCCGCTGCTGATCGGTTCGTCGGTCACGGCCATCGGCGCGCGCCAATCCGGCTTGGCGCAACTGTTTCGTGAGGCGGGCGCGGCCCTCGGCGCATAACAACATCACAAGGAGTGACTATGGAACTGGAAACCAAGACCGTCGAACACGGTCATGAAGTCAAGCAGGCCTTCGAGGAGTTCCTCGCCGGCTTCGAGGCGTTCAAGCAGGGCAATGACGAACGCCTGAAAGGCATCGAGCGCCGCAGCGCCGACGTCTTGAGCGCGGAAAAAGTGGCGCGCATCGACGCCCATATGACCGAGACCAAGCAGAGGATCGACCAGCTGATGCTGGAGCGGGTCCGCCCCGCGCTGTCGGGCGAGCGCGCCGCGTTCGATTCCGCCACCACCGAGCGCAAGGCGCGCTTCGATCGCTATGTGCGCAAGGGCGATGGCGGCGACATGGAGGTCAAGGCGCTGAGCGAAGGCTCGGGTCCCGATGGCGGCTATACCGTGCCGCTGGAGATCGAGCGCACCATCGACCGCGTTCTGTCCCAGGCCTCGCCGATCCGCGCCATCGCCTCGGTGCGCGCCATCGGCGGCGGCACCTATCGCAAGCCCATCACCACCGCCGGCGCGGCGTCGGGCTGGGTGGGCGAGACCGGCAGCATCAGCCAGAGCGCCACGCCGACCCTGGCGGCGCTGGATTTCCCGGCGATGGAGCTTTACGCCATGCCCGCCGCGACCCAGACCCTGCTGGATGACAGCCAGGTGGATATCGAGCAGTGGCTGGCCGATGAGGTGCAGATCGTCTTCGCCGAGCAGGAAGGCGCCGCCTTCGTCAATGGCGACGGATCGAACAAGCCCAAGGGCTTCCTGCACTATGCCAACGTCGCGGATGCGTCCTGGAGCTGGGGCAATATCGGCTATGTCGCCTCGGGCGCCGACGGCGCGTTTGCCGCCGACGATTCCGCCGATGCGCTGCTGACCCTGGCCTATGCGCCCAAGCAGGCCTACCGCGCCAATGGCCGCTGGGTGATGAACCGCAAGACCGAAAGCGCGGTGCGCAAGTTCAAGGACGCCAACGGCAACTATATCTGGCAGCCGGGCACGGCGGCAGGACAGCCCGCCACCATCTTCGGCTATCCGGTGACGGAAGCCGAGGACATGCCGGACATCGCGTCGGCCAGCACGTCCATCGCCTTCGGCGATTTCGCGCGGGGCTATCTGATCGTGGACCGGGTCGGCATCCGGGTGCTGCGCGATCCCTACAGCGCCAAGCCCTATGTGCTGTTCTACACCACCAAGCGCGTCGGCGGCGGGGTGCAGAATTTCGAGGCGATCAAACTCATGAAGTTCTCCGCCTCGTAAGAGCGCGGTGAAGGCCGCGTCTTCGCGGCATTCCGGGCTCCCGCGATGTCCTCCCCCATCGCGGGAGCCTTTTTCTTTCGAGGACGATATGTCCCTGCAATTGAACACTCCGCCCGCCGCCGAACCGGTGACACTGGACCAGGCGCGCGCCTGGCTGCGTGTGGAATCGGGAGGCGACGAAGACGCGTTGATCGCGTCGCTGATCCCGGCGGCGCGGGCCCGCGCCGAATGGCACACCGGCCGCGCCTTCATGACGCAAAGCTGGACCCTGTGGCTGGACCGCAGCGACGGGGTGATCGACGTGCCGCTGCCGCCGCTGCAAAGCGTCACGTCGGTCACATTATATAAGCCGGACGGCACCCCGGTTGTGCTGACAACCGGCGACTGTCAGGTGGCCGGTCAGCGGGTGATGCTGGCGCAGCCTCTGCCGATCCTGCGTCCCGCCCACGGCATCGCGGTCGCTTTCACCGCCGGCTATGGCGGCGCCGATGCCGTGCCGCCCGCCATCGCCCAGGCGATCCTGCAGATCGTGGCAGCGCTGTACGACCATCGCGGCGGCGACACCGCGCCGACGCCCGATGCGGCGCTGGCGCTGCTGGCGCCCTACCGCACGCTCAAGCTCTAGGAGACTTTGCATGACAGCCCAACGCGGCCGCGACCTTCTGATCAAGATCGGTGACGGCGGCAGTCCGGAAGCCTTCACCACCGTCGCCGGCCTCAAATCCACCACCCTGGCCTTCAACTCCCAGGCGGTGGATATCACCAACGCCGACTCTGCCGACATGTGGCGCGAACTGCTGGCGGGCGGGGTCAAGACCGCCACCATCTCCGGCTCCGGCGTGTTCAAGGATGCGGCGTCGGACGCGGCGTTGCGCGCGGCCTTCTTCAACATGGCGCTGAACAATTTCCAGATCGCCATTCCCAGCTTCGGCACCGTCACCGGGCCGTTCAAGATCACGGCGCTGCAATATGACGGGCCCCATGACGGCGAGGTGAAGATCTCGCTGTCGCTGGCATCCGCCGGCGCGCTGACCTTTGCGAGCCTGTGATGGTCAACCGGGCGAGAGGGGAGGCGGCGCTGGAGGCCGGCGGGCGGCAATATCGCCTGCTGCTGACCTTGGGCGCATTGGCCGAGATCGAGGATGGGCTGGGCCTGGACGATCTGTCGGGCGTCGCGGCGCGGCTGAGGGCAGTGCGCGCCGCCGACCTGGCCATCGTCGCGGCGGCGCTGCTGCGCGGCGGCGGCCACGACATGTGCCCGGCGGAGGTGTTGCGCCTGGCCTGCGACCTGGGGGCGTTGACCCGCGCCGTGACCGACGCCTTCAACGCGGCCGGTTTGAGCGCGGCGGCAGGGGAGGCGCAAGACGCCGTCCCTTTTCCTGGCGGCGCTGCCTGAGCCTGGGGCTGGGGCAATTGCGATTGGCGCCGCGCGATTTCTGGGCGCTGTCGCTGCCGGAATGGCGGGCGCTGCTGAACCCGCGCGACGCCGTGCCCGGGTTGCGGCGGGCCGAACTGGAACATCTGATGCGAGCTTTTCCCGATGGCTAACGACAATGATCCGCTGGGCGCGGCGGCCGGCGCGCTGAACAATTTCGCCAACGGCACGGTGGCGGGCGCGACCGGCAATATCGAGGCGGCGGTGACCCGCAGTTTCAATTCCGTCGCCAACACCATCGCCCGCGCCGCGGTGTCGGGGCGCGATTCCATCTCCCAGCTCACCGCCAGTGTGCTGGCCGATTTCGACCGCATCGCCGCCAGCCAGTTCATCGTCAAGCCGGTGGAAGGCATCGTCGCCTCGCTGGCGTCGTCGCTGTTGCCGGTGGCGGGGGCGCGGGCGGCGGGCGGACCGGTGGCGCCGGGGGCGAGCTACCTGGTGGGCGAGCACGGCCCCGAACTGTTCACGCCGTCGGACGCCGGCCAGATCACGCCGGGGGCGCAGCTATCGGCGCGCGGCGGCAACGTCACGGTCAACATCACCACGCCGGATGCGGCGTCGTTCCAGAAATCGCGCAGTCAGGTCGCCGCCATGCTGGCGCGCGCCGTGGCGCAGGGGCAGCGCAACCTATGACCAATTTCCATGAGATACAGTTTCCGCTGGCCATCGCTTTTCACTCCACCGGCGGGCCGGTGCGCAAGACCGAGATCGTGACGCTCGGCAGCGGCTATGAGGAGCGCAATGCGGTGTGGGCGGGGTCGCGGCGCAGCTTCGATGTCGGTTCGGGGGTGCGCAGCCTGGACGACCTCAACGCCGTGATCGGCTTTTTCGAGGCGCGGCGCGGGCGGCTCCATGGCTTCCGCTTTTCCGACTTCACCGACAACAAGTCCTGTGCCCCCAGCCAGACGCCGACGCCGCTGGACCAGGCCATCGCCACCGGCGACGGCCACACCACCGTCTTTCCGCTGACCAAGACCTATGCCTCTGGTGCCGGAAGCTGGACCCGCGCCATCGCCAAGCCGGTGGCGGGCAGTGTGCGGATCGCGGTGGCGGGCAGCGAAAGCCATCCCTTCACGGTGGATCCCACCACCGGCCTGATCACCTTCACCACCGCGCCCACCGATGGGGCGGCGATCACGGCGGGCTATGGCTTCGACACGCCGGTGCGTTTCGACAGCGACGGCCTGTCGGTCAACCTGGCCAGCTTCGCGGCGGGCGAAATCCCTTCCGTGCCGCTGGTGGGGGTGCTGCTGTGAAGACGTTGCCTGATGGCCTGCAGGAGCATCTCGATTCCGGCGCCACCACCCTGTGCTGGTGCTGGAAACTGAGCCGCCGCGACGGCGCGGTGCAGGGCTTCACCGATCACGACCAGTCTTTGACCTTCGATGGCGTCACCTACCAGGCGGCCAGCGGCTTCACCGCCAGCGAAGTGCAATCGGCGCTGGGGCTCAGTGTGGACAATCTGTCGGTCGCCGGCGCGCTGTCGGCGGCCAGCCTGAACGAGGACGACCTGGCCGCCGGACTTTATGACGGCGCGGGCGTCGCGATCTGGCGGGTCAACTGGAATGCCGTCAGCCAGCGTGTGCTGATGAAAAGCGGCACATTGGGCGAGGTGGCGCGGCAGGGCGGCGCCTTCAGCGCCGAGGTGCGCGGCCTGGCCCAGGCGTTGAACCAGCCTGTGGGCCGCGCCTTCGGGCGGTTGTGCGACGCAGGCCTGGGCGATGCGCGCTGCACCGTGGCGATCAGTTCGGTGGCGGGTGCGGTGACGGTGGCGACGGATGCGCGGCGCTTCACCGTCAGCGGGCTGGACGCGGGCGTATCCGGCGATTTCACCGGCGGGGCGCTGGTCTTCACCTCCGGCGCGAATGCGGGGCGCGGCGGCGAGGTCAAGCGCCACGCCAAAAGCGGCGGCATCGTCACCCTGGAACTGTGGCAGGCGATGAGCGAAACGGTGGCGGCCGGCGACGGCTTCACCGTCACGCCGGGCTGCGACAAGACCTTTCCCACCTGCCGCGACCGGTTCGCCAACGGTATCAATTTTCGCGGCTTTCCTTACATGCCCGGCAATGACGCGGTGCTGGCCGCGCCCGCCGCGAGCCAGCCGCTGGATGGCGGCAGCCGCTATGGCAACTGACATCATGGAGGTGGCGCGCGGCTGGATCGGCACGCCTTACCGGCATCAGGCCAGCGCCAAGGGCGCGGGCTGCGACTGCCTGGGCCTGCTGCGCGGTGTGTGGCGCGAACTGCGCGGGGAGGAGCCGGAAGGCCTGCCGCCCTATACCGCCGACTGGTCGGAGGCGACCGGCGCGGAGACCTTGCGTGACGCGCTGGCGCGCCACCTGACGCCGGTGGCGCGTGACGACGTGATGCCGGGTGACGTGGCGCTGTTCCGCATGGCACGCAATTCCCCCGCCAAGCATTGCGGCATCGTCGCGTCACAGGGCGGACACCTGACGCTTATTCATGCCTGCCAGAACCGCAGCGTGCGCGAAGAGGCTTTCTCGGCCTTCTGGCGCGCGCGCCTGGTTTGCGGATTTCGGATTTAACCCATGGCTTCCTTGATACTTGGCGCCGCCGGCTCCGCGCTGGGCGGTTCGCTGCTGGGCACCTCGGTGCTGGGCGGGTTGCTCAGCGGCGCGCAGGCCGGCGGCGCGCTGGGCGCGCTGGCGGGGATGGAGATCGATGCGGCGCTGACGCCGGGCCGCACCGTCACGCGCAGCGGCCCGCGCCTCTCCGACGTCAACATCACCTCGTCCACCGAAGGCGCGGCGATCCCGCGTCTGTTCGGGCGCATGCGCCTGGCGGGCCAGCTGATCTGGGCCAGCCGCTTCAAGGAATCCGCCGCCACCACGTCCTCCGGCGGCGGCAAGGGCGGCGGCGCCGCCACGGTCAGCGAGACTGACTACAGCTATTCCATCTCCTTCGCGGTGGGATTGTGCGAGGGCGTGGGCACGCGGCTGGGCCGGGTCTGGGCCAACGGCACGCTGCTGGACCTGTCGCAATACACCTGGCGCTTTCACGATGGCGGCGAAGACCAGGCCGCCGATCCCGTCATCGCCGAGATCGAGGGCGCGGCCAACGCGCCGGCCTGGCGCGGGCTGTGCCATGTGGTGTTCGAAGACATGCCCTTGGCCGATTTCGGCAATCGTATCCCGCAGCTGCAGTTCGAGGTGTGGCGCAGCCTGTCGGCGGCCAATCCGGACTCGCTGGAAAGCCTGTTGCCGGGCGTGGCGCTGATCCCCGGCGCGGGCGAGTTCGTCTATGCCGATGAGCCGGTATTCAGCGACGATGGCGAGGGCGCGGCCACGGCGCAGAACGTCCATGCGGCGGCGGGGGTGCCCGATCTCGATGCGGCGCTGGACGATCTGACGGCCCAGGCGCCCAATGCCGGGGCGGTGTCGCTGGTGGTGGGCTGGTTCGGCGACGACCTGCGCGCGGGCAGCATATCGATCCGTCCCGGCGTGGAAGATACCGTCAAGACCACCTATCCGCAGACCTGGGGCGTCAATGGCGTGGCGCGCGCCGATGCGCATCCGGTCAGCCGGATCGACGGGCGGCCCGCCTATGGCGGCACGCCGTCGGACGCCGGCGTGGTGCAGGCGATCGCCGACCTGAAGGCGCGGGGCCTGCGGGTGCTGTTCAATCCGTTTCTCTTCATGGATATCGCGCCGGGCAACAGCCTGACCGATCCGGCGACCGGCGCGGCCGGGCAGCCGGTCTATCCCTGGCGCGGGCGCATCGCCTGTCCGGTGGCCGACGACAAGACCGGCGCGGCGGCCAGCGCAACGGCGCATTTCTTCGGCGCGGCATCGGTGTCGGATTTCAGCATCAGCGGCACTGCCGTCGCCTGGACCGGCGGCGCCGACTGGGGCTGGCGGCGCATGGTGCTGCATTACGCCCATCTGTGCGCGGCGGCGGGCGGGCAGATCTACCAGCTTTCGTCCCTTGTGGGGCGCGGGCGCATGAAGAAGGAATTTCTCTATGTCCGCTGACGACACGCCGCGCCTGAGGCTGGGCCAGATGGTGGACGGCCAGGAACTGGATGCGATGGCGATCAACGAGGCGCTGATCCGGCTGGATGTGCTGACCGACGCCTGCTTCAAGGGCCAGTTCGCCAACACGCCGCCTTCCTCGCCCGCCGATGGCGATGCCTATCTGCTGGGCGCGGCGCCCACCGGCGCATGGAGCGGTCAGGCGTACAAGATCGCGTCCTGTCTGGACGGAGCGTGGCGTTTCCATATCCCGTTCGACGGCATGCGCGCGGTGGTGCTGCCCGGCGGCACCTTCATCTATTACAGCGGCGGAAGCTGGATCAATTTCATGCCGCCGCCCAGTTCGGTGGCGTTTCCCGCCACCCAGATATCGTCCGCCGATCCCAATACGCTGGACGATTACGAGGAGGGCAGCTTCACGCCCACACTGGCTTTCGGCGGCGCCAGCACCGGCATCGGCTATAATTTCCGCAGCGGCTATTACACCAAGAAGGGTGACGATGTTTCCTTTTCGGTGACGCTGAACCTGACCAGCAAGGGCACCGCGACCGGCAACATGACGATCGGCGGGCTTCCCTTCGCGGTGGCGGCGTTGAGCAATTACCGCACCTCGGCGGCGGTGCTGGTGGACGGCATGACGGGACTGTCGGGCGCGCCCGTCAGCCAGATCCTGGGCGGCGGCACCACGATCTATCTCTACTGCAGCAATAGCGGCAGCGTGACCAGCCTGACCAACGCGCATGCCACCGACAGCAGTTTCGTGGCCGTCGGCGGCGTCTACAAGACGGCGACCTGACATGCGGCTGGTGGACGAGTGGCGCGGCGCCTGGCGCTGGTTCTCGCTGCAGGCGATGGCGCTGGTGGCGGCGATCCAGGGCGGCTGGGCGGCGCTGCCCGACGACCTGAAGCAGCATTTCCCGGCCCGCGCCGTCACCATCCTGTCGGTGGCGCTGCTGCTGCTTGGTATCGGCGGGCGGCTGGTCAGGCAGCGCAGGGACTGACGCATGGGCCTGTTGTGGAATTGGCTGGCAGCGCGGCTGTCCGGCCTGTGCGCGCTTGCGCTGGCGGCGGCGCTGGCCTGGCAGACCGCGCGCATCGACGGGCTGCCGCTGATCGGCGGCGGCTTGCGGGTGCAGGTCACAGGTCTTCAAGCACAGATCGCTGCGCGCGACCTGGCGCAAGCCAAGGCCGAAAGCGCGGCGCTGCTGGCGCGCGACCGACTGCGCGAAGCGCAGAACCGGATTGTGGCGCGTGCATCGACCGGCGACCGGGCCATTCAAAGCCAGATTCAAACCGTGATCCGCGAGGTGCCCCGTGCCATTCCGAATGACCGCGATTGCCTGCTGCCTTGGGGCGCTGTGCGCCTGCTCGACGCCGCCGCCAGCGGTGCCGGTATCGACGACGTTGCCGCCGCCATCGCCCCCGGCCAGCCTGATGACGCGCCCTCTGGAATTAAGCTGTCTGATCTTGTCGCCCTGCAGGCCGCCAATCTCGGCGCCGCGCGCCGCAATGCCGGCCAGCTAGAGGCGCTGCAGCAGGCGGTACAGCAATGAGCAGGTTTGTATTCTACGAAACGCCCCCCGACATCGTGCAGGCGGCGGCGCCGCGAACATGCTGATGAATTTGTTCTGTTGTGCCGATCCGCCTTGCAGATGTCGTGCAGCAAACGATCAGCGCGCCTGACACACCGGTCCGTGATCTTGAGGAAGGTCGAACGGGATACTGCAATGCTCGGAACAATACGGTTGTGTTTACCGATCCATTACATCGCGATGGCGGAACAATGTTCAAACCGGTGCGCGGGCCGATGCGCGAGGAGAGGTTGCCGCGGTGCAAGCGGCGCTCGTACAAGACGTGACGGAAACTCGATCCAAAAGCAGCCGGGATGTGCGTGTGAGCATTCAAGCGGCATAACAAGAAGCCCGCGGCTTGCGCCGCGGGCCCACTTGTAAGGTCAGGCTTCTATGGGGAGGGGCATACCATGAAGCCTGGCCCCAAGACGTGTTACAGGATCACCTCGCGGACGAAGGCGCCCGACCAGGGATCGACCTGCACGAACACGATGCGGCCGAAACGGTCATGGGTGCGCACCACATAGCGGTCGTGGACCCAATAGGGATTGCCGATCACGCGGTAATTGTGGAACCGCAGATTGTCGACGATGCGCACGCGCTCCACATACGGGCGGTGGGCGAAATGGGTGTCGCGGTACAGTTCGCGGCGGTCCTGGCGCAGGTCCTGCCGGTCATGGCGCAGTTCCTGCCGGTCGTGGCGGACCTCCCAGGGGGCGGCGCTGGCGGCGCCGGCGGTCAACGTGGCGACAGCCACGGAAGCAGCCATCAGAAGGGTTTTCGCGTTCAACATGGTCGTGTCTCCTTTCGTCCATCTGGGCAGCGTTTGCTGTCCATGGACGCCACATTAGGAGGCGGAAACTGAACCGGGTCTGGACGGGGTGTTCATTGCGGGTTCATCTGGGAAGACCTACATAAAGGCCATGCGCGCGCGTCTTTTCTCCGCGATTTTCCTGGGCTTTCTCGCCCTGGCGGCCTTCGCCCCCACCGGGGCGGCGCGGGCGCAGCCCGGCTATGGACAGAGATATGGCGCGGGCGGGGTCCAGCCGCTGGACCGTTTGCTGCCCGGCATCCGCCGCGACCATCCCGGCAATTTCTACGACGCCGAAGGTCCCACCTATGGTCCCCAGGGCGATCCCCATTATCACCTGAAATGGATGACGCCCGACGGGCGCGTGATCTGGTACGACACCGATGCGCGCAGCGGCCGGGTGCTGCGCTCCTCGCCGGGGCGCGACGGCTTCGATGCGCCGCCGCCGGGACCGGGCCCCTACATGGGCTCGCCCTACGACCGGGGCTTCGGCCGCTATCGCAATGACGAACGCGGTTTCGGGCCGCCGCCCGGTTATGCTAGGCCCTATCGTGAATTCGGCCCGCGCGGCCGGTTCCGCCACTAG